TTTCGCTTTCAGGTGTACGGAACTGGTAATCGATCCAGGCTTCGTCAATGTTGGTTAGTAATTTATCTTGTTGTACGTCAAATTCAACGGTAGATGGGTAATTAACTGTATCGTCAGCATATACGGCGCGAACACCAGCAATGCGATCTCCAGGTAATTGATATAAATATTTCCAGCCAAATGCTGGGGTATCGACTAAACGGGCAAGCTGGGTTTTCTTAAACGAAAAGCTCCAGGGGTACATACACAAAACCATATCCCGGATGTCGTCATAAAGACGGTCGCAAATCTGCGACGAATCAGAAACTTCGGAAAAAGACGTTAGTGGTTTTTGCCCTAGATAAATCAGAGCATCAGAACATATTGATAGTTTTGTATCACCCGACGCCATAACAATCCTTTAATGATAAAAATCCAGGCGGATTAATCCGCCCGGACTTATTACTACTGTTTAGTCTGCGTCAGCTACGGTTACTGAGGTGCCATCGGATACATCGACTACGCCTGAAGCATTGCTTAAAACAATGACTAAATTTGCAGTTGGTGTAGCGGTGTCAAAACAATAAATCATATCGCCAACAGTAACCAAATCCGATACAGAATCAAAGTAGCCGGAAGTGTTTACGGTAGCGATTGCATCAGCGCTTTTATAACCCCACATTACTGGAGCATTGCCGCGCTTAGATACGTTGCCGATTGGACCAAAATTATCTCTTGAAAATGCCATGATCTAATCTCCTTATTCGGTACACGAAATTTTAACAATGCCGTCAGAATCAATTGCTACTGAACCGGCGCTGAACATAGATGCCACTAAGAAAGAAGTTTTCTCAGCGATATAGTCAACACGGCTAGTTTGATTGAGACCAATTGCCATACCTACTGCATCGCGGTGAAACGCAAAAACAGTACGGACACTAGATGCTACTGGTAAACCACCCTCGTCACGATCACCAACGGTTACAAACTTAAAGCCCAGGAAGGTATCTACTTCACCAGTTACCAAAGCCTTAACTGTATTAAAGTCAGAGCTGGTCACGGATGTTAGACCTAACAGGGCGGACAAGTTGTTCGCGTGGAGAACGATAGTACGGCCTTCCATTGGTACGTTCTTTGCGTCCAAAGCCTTCTTGGCGGCGCGAAGTTTACCAACGTTTAGGTTTGATGCTGAACCGGTCGAACCGTCATCGGCAACAGTGTTCGCGACTGTGCCTGTGCTTGATGCGGCGACTAATGCGTCAATAATTACTTGGTCCATACGACGGCCAATAGCACCGGATACGACCTGAACAAGCTCTTGACGCTCGTTAAAGTTAACACGTTGCTGATGGAAAATATCGCTATATTCAGCGGCGATATAGTCGGTCATGGTTGCAGTTACTTGTGAATAAGTAACGTTTAAAGGTACTACATCGGTTTGTGGTACACGAACAGATGCGGATCCCTTACCAATTTTTGGGAATTTTACAGTCGAGCCTTCTACGTTAGTACGCTCACGTGTCAAACCAGCCAGGGCGCGTTGCGCCTGGTATGCTTGTTTAACTTCGCTATCGAATAACGTGACGAAAGCATTAGAGATTTGAAGAGCCATCTCAATTTCCTTTCATATCAAAGTTTAAAAAATTAAAAATCATTTTTAGCTTTGCGATTATCCAAGCGGGTCGCTACGCGTAGTAACGGGCCTTGCGGTTATCCATTACGTAACACTATAAATAAAAAAAGAGTGCGTTGCAATCAGCTTCGCACTCTTTTTTGTTGTGACCGGGAAGTCTAACGGTTTCCCTCTCCAAACATTGAATAGACCATATCTTCCACTTTTTTGGTGTAAGCCGCGTCTTTTCCGTATTTTGGATCAGCCATCATCGACTGAACATCGCTCATACTTGCCTTTTGACTTTCTTGCATTTCAAGCCCAGGGATGTCCGTCTCCATATAGGATGCCCGGATCTTATGCAACGCTGAGATAAAAGACGCGTTATTACTGGCGCGTCCAATTGCCTCGATTTCGCCCTGGTTTAATGTGCCAGCATTTTGCATTTTGACTAACCATTGCTCGGTTGATTGAACAATCTTGTCCGCATTACGGCCAAGTTTTTTCATTTCAGCATCGCGACTGGTTTTCATTTGCTCATCGGCGGCGCCCATGTGATTCGTGTAGAGATCGATCATTTGATCGAATTGCTCCTGGCTTAAACCCTGATCCTTGGCCAGGCCTACAAAATCCTTGAGCATGGGATCGTCCTCTGCCACGCCGCGGTCCTTTAGACTGGTGACTTCATACTTACCATCCTTGGGTGCCTTGTGTTTACCAGCAGACATTTTGGCCCGTAGCTCAGAGTACGCCTTGGCTAGACCCTCAACGTCCGGACCGGATTCTTCGTCCCAAAAATTTTCAGGAAAAAATTCCGGGCGAACAAAATCCAGCTCTTCGTCGTTATCTACTTCCTGGGGTTTGTCGTTTGGATCTACGTCCATGTGCGGAGCCGCTAGATCATCCATCTTTTGACCTGGTTTTTCCGCTGGTTTAACGTTCAGTAAGCTACCCGAATCGTCCTTATTGCTACTTGTTGCGTTGTTGCCGGCTTGATTATCGCTAGTATCAGCGGTCAAGTTGTCGGTATCGCTCATATTTAAGACCTCGCTCGTTTAATTCGCCGCTCTAATTCCCGGACTAGGGAGTTTTGACCCTCGCGGGCAAACCCATGGGAAGGGTCCTCGCCAGGAAACCAGGTCGGCTGTTCGATGGTTGTAGCTCTTAGCCATTCCAAGAGCTTTACGCCATCATCGGTAGAAAAGACGCGAGTGACCAGGAGATCAATCTCATTATCCGACGCGCCCTTTTGCTTAATCTCCGGAGACCGGAGACCTTCCCATCCTTCTTCCATCATCTTTTAGACCTCTTGTGCTTGTGGTTGTTCTGCGCCGCCTTGTTGCGCGGCCTGTGCCATCTGTGCGGCCTGGGCCATTTGCGCCATGATTGCCTGGCGTTGCTCTTTTGAGTTAATCAGATAGCTTGGTACTCCCAGGCGATCGGCCAAGTAATCGGCCAGCTCTTCCTGGTTGATAGCAAGCTGGGCGCCAAGACCTACTTGCCCGGCCACCTGGACGAATTGCAATACGTCATTGACTTCTTGCATATTCTGAGCCTGGGCCAGCGATCCAGTTGGCACTACCTTAACTTCGGATCCATCCACGCGCAATGGGAAATCAACAATACCCATTTCGTCCATGACTTCCATGGTGCGTCGCACAATAGGTTGCATCACTTCGGTAATTAAACGGCCGTATGCGGGTCCAATGTTCTGAGATAGCTCTTTCATGCGCTCCGCGACTTCGGTTGCGGATCTTGCGCTCATGGTATCCGGCGGCAAAGTATCGTCCAATAGCATCTTTTTGATGGCATTGACCAAATCATTGATAACGAGCTGGGATACGTTGAAGTCACCACCGGATCTCAATGGACGCAAGCTCTCGCCCTGGGGGCCGCCGTTACGTGCTACTGGGATAATGGCGCCTGGAGCGATCTTGACTGTCGCTGGGTTTAATACGCCATCATCTGCGGCCGTATATACGCCAGCCACGGAGATCGACGCGTTCTTTAGTAACAATTCTTTTACTTTATTAAGTGTCTTAATGTCAGGTAGGGCGTTTACCAGGGGACCGCGGCCATAAACCTCGCCGGCTACTTTCATATAACGGCCTACTACCCAGGGAGAACTCTTTTTTAGCTCACGATAAACGATCTCATTCTTACCTTTAGGTTCTAAAACGTAGTAACAAACTGCACCCGTTGAATAGTTGTAGATCGTTGCCTCGATTAGATCGATCTCTTCTTCGGGTTTGCGATCAATCTTCACCTGGAGATCGGCCGGGATCTTGGCATCCTTCCATTGTGTCGTAATTGCCTCACCCTTGACGCGTAACTTACGGTACACGTTATCGACGGTACCATGCTGGCCTTCTTCGAATGAGACCAGGTATTGCGGCACCGCAGTAAAACGGATCGGGGTATCCTTGTCGCCTGGCATGATGAGCATAACGCCGGTACCTACGGCCATATCTAGGAGCATCTCCGAGATTGCCAGGTCAAAGTTTGTTTGACGCAATACTTCAAAGAATTTATCCGAGTAAATGTCCAGGGCGTCGGCTACTTCCTTGCGCTTGCTGGCCGGAATCGATGATCCTGGAGTGAGTTGCATCCACTTCCGGTACGGCGGGAATAGGCCCGACTGGATACGGTTCGCAAAACGCTGGGTAGAGTTGATCGCAGTCGAATCAAAGACCCTGGCGCGCTTATGTTGCCCAGGAGTTTTGCCTTCGTACTGGCCGGAATAGAGATTACGCTGGGGTAAAGCAAATTCGTAGCACTCTTCGTAAATCGAGCGCCATAAATCCTTACGCGAATCCGCTAATTCTGCACGTTTTAAAACGTGTGCTACCGGCATTTTCTTCATTTTTTACTTTCCTTCATTCGTTTATATCGTGCCGAAAGCGTTGCCGCTTTCTTTTTTGCATCTGCCGTGGAGCTGGCACCCCAAGCCCGAAGTGATAAAAGTTTCCTGGTTGGTCGTCCCTTCTCATCAAAATCAGGTCCAGCATTACCAGCCATCCTGGCCAGGAATGACGCCTTGCGACGCATTGATTCCGGTCCGGTAGCGGCACCCTTGACTGGCGCTTTTAAATTTGATCCTTCGGTACGTTTATAAAACGCACGTCCGGCGGCGTTTAGCCCGCCTTTCGGGTTCTGATACTTTTTCAGCGGCATTACATATATTCTTTTTTGCGTTTCATCTTGCTTGCCATCTCGGACTTAGGTTCTACCTCGACACGGCCTTTAGTTTCTTTTGCGTAGTTACGCGCGGCTACCATGCCCGCTTTTGTGTACGCAAATTTTTTGAGCATATTGCCCTTCTTGTCATAGACTTCCGGCATGATTAGCTCCCCATTGTGTTGGTGCCGCCTGATCCAAGGGATTCAGGAGTAATACCCAAAGCTGGATTTTGACGTTCCTGGCTAAAAAGCAAACGCATACCGCCGGTTTGACGGGCGCGCTTAGTTGCCCGGAGACGATCTTGTTGCGCTTTCTCCTGTGATGCCAGGCGCTCTTCTTGTTTCTTCTGATTGGCCGCGATCGCTGGATCCGGTTCCGGTGGTGGGGGTGGTGCCGGTATAGATGGCCCGCCAAATAGTCCGCTCATGGTTTTCTCCTTACGCTAAAGTATTTTGACCTGGGCCGGCACCGCCGCCCAATGTCGTTTGATTGGTTCCGAGACCAGCGGAGCGCTCCTGGCTAAACAATAACCGGGTACCCATACGGCGACGGGCGCGAGTATTGGCCGCTACTTGTGTTTCTGCGCTGGTTGCTTTGACTGGTTCTGCCGCTTTTCGTGCTGGCGCTGGTTCTTGTCTTGGTGCTGGTGCGCTACCCCCGCCCCCGCTAAATACTCCGCCCATGATTTAATCTCCTATACATAAAATGTGAATCACCGGTAGGGCCAAAGGCCATCATCTCCGATTCCTTTTCAAAGTATAAGAACTCTGCCCATTTTGTGGCACGTACATTTGACGAACGCACGATAATTTGAATGCGCCGTAGTTGCATGGTGGTTTCGGCCCAGGAGAAAAACTGCCTGGCACAACGGCACAATGGTATCGCCACGGTATCAATATCCTTATCCGGGATCATCCAGGCCTCGGCAAGCCCTGGCCAAATCGGAATAATGCCAAACGAAAGCATGGGTTTGCCGTAATAGAGACCAGTAAACGATGGCCCCATGT